AGCCTGAGTAGTACAAACTGCAACATTGTTTTTTAGAATTTCTTTTTGAATCTTTTTAATTTGTTCTACATCATCCCAAGAACTTAAACCAAAGATATACGCAATCTCATTTCTAGAAACTGTGCCTTTTCTATTTTTACCAGCAATAAAGAAGTTTGTGATACTCATACCTGGTACTCTTTCTTTTAAGAACTGTAATAAAATCTCAGTTTGACCTTTATATCTAAATCCAAGTGCGACCTGTGGTCTATCAAAATAAACAACTTCATTGGAGAATCCTCCCTGAGCTCTCCACTCTGCAAATTCAGAGTTATATCTTAACACTTGACCATCTAAAGGAGGAACTTGTAAATCTACATCATTTAAATCTGCAAGTGTAGAAGCTCCAAAAGGTTGGTCTAATACCCAGTCAACGATATTTGTAAACCCTGTTCCTTTTAAATCTACTCTAGTTTTTAAAGGGTCAATTGCATTTTGAACAAAGTCCTCAGTAGCAAAAACAGTATCTCCTTGTAAAATATCATTAATAGCATCTGCCAGTAACTTATCATTTTTAACTAAGTCTATTAAAGGAAGATTATCAACCTCGTAAAAGTACGGGTCGTTTGGTTTATAAAATCTGATATTTTCGTTTACTGTTACCATTATACTAATTTATTAAGGTCGAATAGATTCAAGGAGCGTACTCCGTGTCCAAATGTGTATCCTTCTGTTCCATCTCTACCTTCACCTCCTGCAGTAGGGTCGGTCGTAGACCTAAAGATTGAACATTGTTTTACCATCTTGCTGGCTGAATGTTTTGAGTTTGCGAAGGTATCTGCTGCAGTTTCGTCAAGGAAATTACGCAAGTATCCTTGCCATTCCATATGTATTGGAGGGAATGGGAATTGAGGTCTCATATTTGAATCCCCATCATGTTGACCATGTTGAGCCTGCTCTAACATCTGTACCGGGAATACAGTATTAAGGAATGTATTCATATCTGCTTCAGCGTCTGCATCTGCATAACCTCCGAAGATTGGTTGTCCTTGGTGAGTAATAGATATATCCGGGTAATGCAAGTCAGCTATATCTCCCAACGCTCCTCCGTTAAATTGTTGTTCGATTAAACTATGAAGTCTATAGTCGGAATAATCTATGGAACTAGCTCCTACACCAGCCCCTGCATATCCTTGTGCGTTAAGTTGAGCAATAGGCGAACCTCCCATAGTTTTATGAGCTTGTTTACCTTGAGTAAAGGTACCGCTTGCTTGGTTTGAATAGGTAGCCGCCGGGTCTCCTTCTCCACTCCTCATAAATTCGTAATAACTCATAAGGTCTGCACCAACTCCAGTCATTAAACGGAAAGGACCGTGGTTATAGAAGGTGTTAGTGCCTCCACTAAATGATTTATTGTTTATAACGTAAACGTAATGACCTCCTTTACCGTAATAATCTAAAGGTCCTGCGTTGGCAGTGTGTCCGTTGGCTACTCCATATCTACCAGCAGGTCCGTGATATCCACAGTCTTTAGGCGCACCTCCATTAACTCTTAAGTTAGATGCTACAATTCTAGAGTTATCAGCTATGTTCCACATCAAAATTCTAGAACCTCCATAGTGAGCGGAAGTTGAACCTAAGAATGTGGCAGGGTCTGCTACATTTCCTGCTGAACCTGCATAACCATGACTATGCTCTAATCCGGAACCATCTATATTGTAATAAGCTCCAGATAAATCAAATTCTGTAGACTTAACTTGGAAATTTACTTGGTCTACGATAACATTACTGCCTCCAACTGCTCTAACGCACATCCCTCCTGAAGATTTATTAACTTGTTCATTTACATCAGGGTCTGATGATGCGTCTAGACCTGCAGTGGTTCTATTGTAGGCTCCAGGGACTGTATGCATAGCCCTGTAATCTATATCACCGCTTTTACCACCTGCATTATTAGCAGCTTCTGCGGTAAATCCTTGAGGGTAGAATTGAATGAAAGAACCTAAGTGAGCCCAATCTTTATTTAAATTTAGCTCAGCTACATTAATACTACTTGTATCCGCTCCTGTCCCGGACCTATTTGGATGTGCTATTCCTGAAGCAGGTACTCCACATTTAATCATTTCTAAAGTTGATTTATCATTAGCAACTAAACAAGCTCTAGATGCGTGAAGCTCTACTCTAGTATGACCATTTATCTCGTCGTTATTCTCATCGGTAATTAAAGAAGGGTCATACGCTCCGTCACTATCAGTAGGTGGTCCTATCTCAATCTTTGAGTAGTGTTCTGCTAACGCTGCTACGCCGTGAGATGTAATTTTTGTAGGACCTGCAATTCTTATCTTAGAATTACTACCTGCGTATAAAGCGCTTTTTGTCCATTCAAGTTTTAGGTCATCTACTGAATCAGAGAATGTTCCCACTGTAATAGAGGTTCCATGAGCAGAAGTTCCATATAAATCTACATTAGAGTTATTAGTAGCTTGAACTGCTCTACCTTTAATAGCTCCTTTTAATGAGCTAGCAGTATAAACCGCTGGGTTATTATTTTTTACAATATCTCCTATAGCTCCTAAACCTAAAATCCTAGCGTAAGAATTATTATTTACAGATATTAGAGGAAGGTTTCCTTTTTCGTATTCACTTACGGAGCCACTGTCTAGTATCCTACCATTAGCAGCTTGCATACCTCTAACTAGATGAGAGATTGCTCTACCTCCAACCAATCCTGCAAACTCTCCAGAATTTGCCATTCTAGAATCAGAGAAAGAGGAGTTATTATTAACTCTAATATTGTACTGACCATTATCTGTTGCACAGATAGCAGGTGTTACTTCAGAATGACCAGCTCTGTTTTTCCAAGAGCTAGCATCTCCTTGAGCGTAACCTGTAGTATATTGTTGTGCTCCGATATTGTAAACGAATTTACTAGAGTCTAGGTGAAGTCCTGTTTCTTGGTTTAACTCAGATACAACACCCATTGCACCAATAGCTGATTTAGTTCCTTTTATACCATCTTTTTCATTTCCTTGAGCCCTTATAATACCTTGGTACTTAACATTGCAATCCTCAAACACGACTCCGTTAATTTTATTAAATGAGCCATTAATCTGAGTTGTTTGGTAATCTGCTGGTCCTGCTCCTTGTTCTTGAGCTCCATCATGACCACCTACACCACCGTAAATTTTACAATCTTCAAATAGCCATCCGTTTCCTCCATTAGACATCATCATGTAGCCATGCTTTCCTAAATTGGAAGTTCCAGATGCGTTGTTGGCTGTTCTTGAAGAATCAAAAGTTACCGTAGAGTTCTTAGCAACAAACCCGTTACCGCTTGTATCAATGTCCCATAAATCTAAATCAGAGAAACCATCATCGGCTCTTGATGATTCAGGGTTACTAGTAGCTATTTTGTTGCCGTTTAGAGGGTAATTTCTATACCCTACAATACCGCCTTCAATAGTAACATTGGAATTATAAACATTAAATCCTGCTACTCTATTTCTAAAAGAAGCACAAGAAGTTAATATAACATCGGAGTTTTGAATATCAAACCCTATAGCAGATGCGTGATGAGTTCCATATCCACTATCAACTACAGATAAAGCACTTACACCGTCTACACAAATTCCTTTTAATTGGATACGAGAACCTCTACAATCTTCTATCTTAACATTAGTAAAGTGGCTTCCATAAGAATATACAGGGGAAACTATAGTTCCTGATACTGTTCCAGATGGAACATAGTCACTATATCTAAAATATCTTTGTCCCGCTGTAGCAAACTCTTTAGGGTTTGCGTCTGAAGAACTTACAGAAGCATCTCTAAGGTAATCATATGCAGTGCCACTAAAGGAGTAATCATGGGCTCCACCTTGCTCGGAACTGTAATCAATAAAAGGTTGAGTACTAGACGTCCAGAAAAAAGGTTCGGCTAGTGGCTGTTCAGTATCGCTTTTAACTGTTCCAAAAACTTTTAAATTTTGATTCCATCCATTAGTTCCACTTACAAAACAGCTAGCACCTATACGAGTAGACGCAGCAGCTGAAATTTTATTCCAAGTATCTTGAGAGCTAATTTCAATAGGGTATGCCTCATCCTTCCAAGGTACAGCATCATCTAAAGAGTATCCTTTATATGCTCTTACTTTATTAGTGTTTGCATTATTACCATCTATGGACGCAGCAAAATTTCTATTTATAAATTGTAAAGCTCCTCCATCCTCTATAGTAATACCTTCTAACTTTAACTCTCCTAAATCACCATAATCACACAACTCTACTAAAATAGGAAAGGTGATTACTTTAGGAATTCTATCTAAAATATCAGTAATACTATCATACACAGACAATGTGTTGTCCGCAGTACTTGATAAAACCATCGTAACTCCTTCTATAGAAGTTGATAGTTGACCTGTATTAGCAGCTAGAGCATTTGTTCTACTTTCTAAATCTTCAATAGGAATATTATCCTGCTCCCAATTATAAAAAGAGCTAGCTGTATATTTTCTAACGTCGGCTAGGCTCCTAGAGTCTAGCACATAATTACCACCTGTGATGTCTGAAAGCATGATTTAAAATTGTATAGTCCATCTAAATATTAAGGCAAATCCTGAGCCTTTTGATAGTGCAGAAAAAGAACGATAGGCTACCATGTAAGATACATTACCTCCGGATTCTTTAAAAGGGTTTTTACTAAAAATACCTATCTCTGTAATATCCTCTCCATTTCCTGTATTCTCATCTAATGTTAAATTAAAAGTTACTTTATCTTGGGTTCCTACAACAGACTGTCTGTTGATGTTGGCAAATACAAAATTACTTGCACTTCCAGCTCTTTTGTGACTTACTAAATCTAATTCCGTGTCTCCGTATTTACCTGCTGTGAAAGGTGTAGTTAATCCTGTAAGGCTGGAAGCCATGGTTGCTGTTCCTGTTCCTACTTGAAAGTATGCTATAGAAAAATCTTCTATAGAGGTAGAAAAGTTACTTTGAGAAAATAGTTGAGCCAATGTTTGACCCATTCCGACTGTAATGATATTGTGGTCAGATAGAACGGTCTCTGTACTACCGTCCTTATACTGCTTTATAATCTCTAAATGCCCTTTAGGATTTAATTGTTCGAGTAATGATTTCGCTGCCATTAGAATGTTATTCCCCAGTGTATAGTTATATAATCGTCTTGAGACGATGCTTCATTCAATCTTAAACCTCCTGGAAAGAATACTTTCTTCGCAAAAAGCTTAAATATCGGATTACGCTCCGGGTCTAGATTATATAGGTCAATAGATGCTGTCTCTGTTTCATCTGCATATTTGTCTAAAGTTTTTTCCCTATCTAGAGTCCAAAGTCCTATAGAGCCTATCCCTCCATAGTAATAGTCTAAAAATTTCCAATCTTCGTATTTTATTGTTAGAATGTATTTCACTTCTCTAGTAGAGCTTAATGTACCTATAGCGGACACAACGAATCCTGCACTAGCATCTCCTTCCACTTGGTCGTCTCTAGCTACTCTACTTTCTAATATATAACCGTCGCTATTTACAGAACTAGTGTCATTAAGTTTTCCTACTATAGCTCCAGACATATCATTAACCCTAGAACCATCATTAGTATATCCGAAAGAAGTTGCTGGAATGTATATGCCACCTGAAGGTATGTAACATCCGTGCTGGATTATATCCTCAAAATCCATATGTGTATATTCATCTGCTCCAGAAAAACTTATATAATTTAAAAAATGTCCTTGTTTTCCAGGACCTACCGAGCTCGTCTGAGCTAAAGTATCCATTGGAGTCGGTGATTCAGGTGTGAAGGAGCTAACTGAAGAGTCTGTATTAGCTCTGTAAAATCTAATGTCTGATAAATGAATAGATGAGTCAGCTTCTAAAGTGTAATTCCCCGAAGTATCCTTACTGGTATAAGGTGTAATCTTAAACTCATAAATAGCATCATTTGAAAAATGTCTGCCTATTGGTATTCCTGGAGAAAAATATTCTGAAAGTCTAATAGCTCCTATATGTTGCTCCATTGCAGTTCCGGGAGAATCAGCAGGATTGGTCCAGGCACCTAGGTAGTCAGTAGTATTAATCCAGCTACTTGCGTCATTACCAAAGGTAAAGGTTCGACCTTTATCATGTACTTTAACTTCTAATTCAATACCGTTCACTCCAGATGTGTTTTGGTATTTAAATGCGTAGTGTAAGTAGTCTCCTGAAAGAGGAGCTAATTCTTCCTGAGTCATAGTGTGAGTTATATCATACCTACCTCCTGAAGTGTCTTCTTTAAAATCAAACATAGCATAGTACTCTGAACCAGATACACTGCTTTGTACATTAACTGCTCCTTTTGATGCATAATATAAATTTCGTGTAGAATTTTTAATAATAGGAGATTTTACAAAAATAGTATTATCTTCTAAGTCCTCGGTAAAGTTAGTTTCATTATAATCACCTTGGTAAAGTATGTGCGCATTATCTACAAATTTTACCTCATAGATATCTAAACCTACAATATTAGTAACATCTAGTCTATTTTTTTCAGGATGTATCCAACGAATATAAACATCATTAGCGCTGACTCCATTAATAGGACCTACAGTTTCTGTAGTTTCCGAAGTGGACAACGGTAAGGTGTATGGTTGTTCTGTAGACGGATAACCTATAGCTGCTTGCTCCCATTTACAAGTATCGAAGTTATAATAATCATACTCGTCTAAATCGTCTGCAATTCCGTTATTTTGTAAAAGTTCTATTTTAGGAGCTACAGTACTAGAGTGATTTTTATAACGAACAACAAAGGAATAAGATTTTCCTTGTTCTAACCCACTAACTTTTTGAACGAATTGAGGAAAGTTATCTGCACTGCCATGGTTTTGTAATCTACAGGTTAAAGCACTTGTAGACAATCGATGTATATAAGAACTAGCAGAGGTGTACTGAGCTTCTATTCCTGGTATTCTTCCGAACGAAGGGCTTGCAATATGCCAACTTTGAAAGTTAGAGCCTGTACCATTACCTAAAAATCTAACGGTAATATCTGATTGTAATTCATCTAACTGGTCATAAAAATTAACAGGTATACTTACAAATTTCCAATCAGCAGATTTAGGTACTTTCAAGGGTAAGGCTTCTGTAGGATTGAATAACCATCTAGAGTGGTCTCCATTGTTTCCACTAAAAGCGTAGGTTCTACCTGTAGAGCTTCTTAATTCGACTTGCAAGTCTTGAGCACTAGCATGTTCTGATTTACACCAGAAAGAGAGGTTGTATCCATCTGGATAAATATCTTTTCTATCGACAAAATCTCCATTAACTATATGGGTTGCACTTGCAGGTATTTTAAAGGTTTGTTCTACATATGCAACGGCTTTAGGTTGCTCTGTTAAATCTATAGACGATGCTCTTAAATCTATGTAAGTTGTAGATTTTTGGTCTAACCCTAAAGATAGAGATGAGGTGGCATATCTAACACTTCCACTTCCATCACTAGTAGAGGCGAAGTCTATATTATTTGCTGGAGTTGTGGAATCATTAACAGGACTGTACACTGTCCACCCTTCAAAATCTGCAAGTTGGACTTGCTTAGCTTCTTGTGAATTGGCTGCTCCTACTGGAGGGCTTACATAATCCTCATAGTTTGTATTTGTTAAATAGCTAGAACCGCTTAAAAAATAATTATTATCTAAAGCTGAAACTCCAGGAGCTTGGAGAAAATTAGGTCCAGTTCCAGAAAAAGTATAATTTTTTATCCTAGGTTCTAAATTATAAAATCGTCCTACTGTAGTTCCAGAAGCAAGAGTAGCTGTTAAATGTCTAGAAGTTCTATATCTAAAATTTTCTTTAGCAGAACCTAAAGTCATTGCTTTCACTCCAAAAGCTGAGGCTGCTGTTGAAAAACATTTTTGTTGATTTAAAGATGAAGGTTCATTATTTAAACTTAAAATATCAACCACATGTTCTCCAGCTCCATCTACAATCATATTATGCTCTTCAAAGATTAATTCGTTCTTTGAAGGTCCTCTATGATAAATTTCAATATGTCCTTTCATTAGTCGTCTGATAAATCGTATAATAGTCCTTGACCATATGGGTGAGGTGCTGGGTCTGTAACTCCTAAGTTGGAGCCTCCTACAGCTTCTATATAAGTTCCCCTAGCTCCTCCATTTGTTCCGTAAATTAGATAGGAGTTATCTGAGTCTCTTGATTGTTTTCCATTTGCCATTAAATCAAAATGAGCAAATATAGTATTTAAATCTGCAAGTTCGTACTCTGCAGCGATTCCAGCATAAGTGACATCTTTTAGGGAAACAGAATCAATAGTTATAAAACTATCTTTCTGAGTAGAAGAGTTTGCTTTTATAAACTCTAAGAAGTATGCTGTATTTTCATGATGCGGTAGGTGTCCATGCCTAACAAAAGTTGTATCTTGTTTGTTATACCTAGTAGCATTATTTTTAGTGTTCAAAGTTAAAGTAAGTGTTCTCCATCCAGTAGGTTCTCCTGATGAATCATACTCGATATTAAAGTTGGTCATAGGAATTATATTCCAAGAATTATTAGATTTATTTAAGTTTTCCCATATCCCTCTATTAATATTAAAAGAGAATTGATTTAAATCTCTATCGGCGTAGTCTGTAAAATCTAACTCAGGTATAGGGTCTGTATAAAATTTAACAGCTAAAGAGTCGCTAGCATACTTTGACTTGGCTCTAATAGTCATTTCATAAGACCTATCAGGTAGTAAATTATTAGGACGAGAGCTATTAGCTTCTACTAAGTTAACTGCGCTTACATGAGTTATAGAAAGTGAACTTGCGTAAATCCCAGGTGTTGATGATACATTACCTTGGAAATATAAATCTAATCTATATTCATCCGAGACTAAGAAACCGCTGCTTACCGACACATCTACTTTAGATGTAATCATGGAAGTTGATGCTGGTAACACTGGTACCGAAGCTGAGGCTGCCGTAATCCAAGCGGAGCCGTTCCAGTCTGAAATTTGACCTCTTTCC